CGTAGTTCCTCAGAGCTAGAGTGAACCGTGATCTACCATCCAACGTTGTCTACGTTCATTCCATTGAGTCGCAAGAAGCACCAACGATTCCTTTTGGATTCCAGAGATTCGTTTGGGAATCTGGCCGAAATTTGTGCAAATTCCGGATTCAGATTTCCCCACGCATAACCGGTTTCTTCAGGTAGTCGTTGTCTCAATAGTTTGAAGTAGTCCCACGTAAGATGATAGACGGGTGTAGCTCGCTGAGGTTCTACGATCAGTTCTACTATAGGCTTCTCAACAATCTCGAGAGTTTCTGAAGTTGTGTCTATTTTGTCAGTCGGGTAACTGCTTTTATAGACCTCCAACAATCGTAAATTCTCGATGAGAGTCTCGTCGTCCATAGTCGGCGGTTTAATATCGTCATTAATTTCCGTTCTTTCAGACCAGTCATCGAAGATACCAGAGTACACGTTCTCGGGAACGTTGACAGTTTGGCTGTCAGTTCTAGAAAAGGTGTCTTCTTTGTCGGTACCGATCGGTGTCACCGTCAAGGTTCGATCAGGAACCTCGGTTTCTGGCTTTGACGTTGGTATCGTTCGGATCCTTATAGGTTTTTCGGGTAGTTTTGGAAGATATACTTCGACTTGAGGCACGGTTGTCTTGGTATTTATTCCAGCTCTATCTAGGAGATCTTTTAAGGATACGAACTTACTTGGTTTCTCGAATGGGGCATCCAGTATCTTTTCTGACAATGGTTTTCCGACGTTTGCACGGTTTCTATCTTCAATCCACTTCGTTGTACCCGACGGAGTGATTTCGTTTAGAAGCGAAGGAAAGTCATCGTCATCAAGAGGTATTTCAGCCCAATCGAGATTAACGTCTGGTTGTCGAATATCAAATACGGTTGATAGAGTCTCCGGTTTTTGAGAGATCTCGTGGACCCTCTTACCGTAGGCTTTTTCCATCTTCTCTTTCCAACCATTTACGTACATCTGCAGGCGTGCCGCAGATCTATGTTTCTGATGTAAGAGAGGACCGTATTTGGCTAGCAGAGAATTTAGGAAATTATTCTTTGCTAGGTCGATTCGACTTCCGACGGCCATGTATCCAATAAGTTCGGATAATTCCAGATCCAAAAGGGATGCGTAAATTTGAGCATCTTCAATTTTTACGTATCTCTCTTCAATGTCTACAGGTTTATAGTTAGACGACAACCTTGTATTCCTGCAAAGTTGTCGTGCTTCTATGAACGCTCTAGCATTGGAAGGAGGTTTGTCAAACGAGTCCACAGGCTTGTATTTATGATTTTTGTCATGTCTATCAAGCAAGTGGCCGAGTTTGGTGAGCACTCTCTCACGGATTGTGGAATAGCGATACTTAATGTTTTTGTACTTCGAGAATTCGTCGTTTAAGGCGTATTGGAGATCGCTCATGACTTTTGCGATCAACGGCTCCGTTACGTCTGTGACGGTGGGTCTTTTGACCTCTCTAAGTTCAACGAACTCGTCCTTTAGCTCATTAAAGGACTTGTTCGAGTACTTGAACTTCGTTACCTTTTCCTTAGGTTCCGAAGACGACACATTTTCAACGTTCTCTTTTATTGCACTAGTGATTTCGCGGATTCTTGCGTGAGCGGCTGCAGTTGCCCATTGTGAACGGATTTGTTGAACCCATTCCCGTTTGGCTTGCGTATCTAAAGTCTTAAGTACCCGACGGCAACGTAAAGATAGATGGTTACCTTTACCGTTGTAGGGCTTTAGACCGAATCCACCGAATTCTTCTGGGATGTGCAATGGAAGATCAATTACATTAAGTACGTTTTTAAATAACAGATGTGGGAGTCGTTTAATCTGAGTTCTGACCTCACCCTTTGAGGATTTATAAGACTCTGAATAAACTTCTTTTAACCTTAGTATAGTATCGATATCCTTCTCTACCTTTGGAGTAATCCACGTTTTGACATCTGGAAATCGGATGCCTTTTCCACGTATATTAATCCAATTGCCGCAGAATAAGCCTCTTCGTTTTGATCTGAATGTCTTATCCTCATTCATAACAAAACCAAGAGCTTTCATACGGCCTAGGTAGTCTGAGATCACGGGTTCAGACCAGTTCGCCAGGAGGTCATCGCCGAATACCGCGCAATCGGGTCGGTGCCTGGTGGCAAAGAGATGGAGTAAGCAGAGAATGGGGAAAGACATTCTCAAGCCCATCTGCGTTCCTCTACGGACCGCATATCGACATTTATACATAAGTTTCCCATCTGGACTCTGCTGAACGGTCGCGAAATATGGGAATATTTCGTCGACAGCTAACCGTTCAGCCGTCTCGCAGGTGTATTCTTCTTCATCGCGATACACCCGGTCAGCATCTTGGGGAGGGGGATTTGGTCGCTTCGAAAAGCCCTTCCCTTTGTATAACTTCCAGGATCTTGCTGACATAGGATCAGAAAACTGTGACGCTCTACGCGACACGGCTTCCTCCCATTGTTCCAGCAATTTCCCGGTTCGGGTATTATAGGCACCATTCTTTGGTGCGTTACGTATGTTAACCATTCTTGCGGATGGGAATGGCGCATCGTAATACCTATAACGCCTAGTTATTAGCGGTTCGTGAATCTCGATATAACGCTTGCCCGTTGTATCTATAGTCGCGAACGCATACTGACGCTCAACTCCTTTGATGTTGAGGAGATCGCACAATTCTTCCATGACTATATTGGCATATCTAGGGTCTATATAGTCAGTGGAATCTTTACAGTCCGATTCGTAGAATTTTGAGTTTGTGCAGCCGCTATGCGGTGACATATTCTCTTGAATCTCCGAATCAACTTCTGTACGTGTTAGCTTTTGTGCTATTTCCTTGAGCCCAATGTTCCTGAACAGTTCATTGGACTTTCTTAGGAGGAAACCCTCTCTTATTCCTGGAATTTCTTTCAGGAATTCAGTAGCCTTATTATGCGCGACTGAGAGGATTGCCGAAGCAAGTGCCGTAGTTTTCGTGACTACACGGTACTTTGCTCCTCGTTCCGAGATGACTTCCGGCAGGAGGGGAATCTCAATGGAATTCTCTGTAGCAGTACGGAGAACTTCATTAAACCATTCGTCCCGAGTACAGAAATCTACTCGATTCGCAGCTTTACTCATCGTTTTTTCCGTTTCCGTCGATACCGGGATATCGTCGAACTCTGGAAATTGCGAAGGATCTTTGCTGTGAATCTTTAACTCGTCGAAAGAGAATAAAGAAACAATCAAATCAATCAAACGGGCGTTAGCCGTCTCTTCAGGCTCGGAAACAGTTTCAAACTGTTTTGGGAACTGATCCGAGTAGCTTACGTTACTTAGTTCATACTCAAAAAGGTTCCAATCAATCTGAGTTAGAGCCAGTTGACGCGTCGTGGTCAACGCCGTTTTGATATCATTACCGAGGCTGATAGACTTGAGGAGTGGGTTCTCTCGCTCAGACATAATTCCAGTTCCGACCTGCATTCCCGATTGCAAGCTAGGTGTACCACTTGGTCCCCTCGAGGCTTCTTCTGGAGAGATACCAGATGAGGATTGTCGAGGATCTACAATGCTACCGATCGCTTGGTTAGGGTTTGGGGAAGGATAAGGAAGATAAGTCTGCGCAAGAGTCCCATCATCGGATAGTTGGACTTCAGACTGTAATGATTTTTGCTTTGTTTCGATCATTAAATTCGAACCTGGTTGGCCGTCGAAGTTGATTTCGTAGTTAATTTGTTGAGAAAATCCGTTACTGAGCGTGTTCGTTCCGACCTTAGATCGTTGATGACTATACGTCTTGGCGAGTTCTATATCGGAAATAACACGAGGTAGGTAAGGGTTAGTACCAGTGAATTTAACTACGGTTTCGGCTTCTTCGGCCTTCTTTCGTTTGTTTTCAATGACCATTCTACGGAAATATTCGTAGGCGCCACCTTCGGATCTAGGCAGTTCAATACATCCCGATGTATTGAATTGAGGACGAGTCATCTGTCCTATTTTCCGAAGTTTCGAAGGTGTGACGTATTTACGTAAACCGCGCATGAATACTCTCAACTCGTCCTCGAGTCTGACCGTATTATCATTAGCGGTTAAATCTCTAGTATTGCCACGTTCACGATGTCCAGCGAAGTAATTAAGACGATCGGTCTCGGGTGCTTTGCACACGCGTCTCATTAACTCTATTACCTCGTTCGGATCTTTCGGGAGCAATGGCCAACTTCTATTGATTGTCGTAAATATCATTCGATGACTTCGTTTTCTCAAGTATTTTCTCACCCATGAGGGCGAGTTCATACCGTGAGCCAACTTAGCTATCGAATGACCGAAGGACTTGAGTCCTTTCGCAAATAACTTGAGATCGATATCGAACACGTGATTCTTCGTACCAACCACGAGTGAGTTACTTAAAGCTCGATAAATGACCGCAAGAGATTTTTGAAAGGAATCCTTATCAAGCAAAGAACAAACAAAATTATATACTAAGATGGTTTCCCAGCTATCAAGTACGTATTTAAGTTTGTTCTCTGGCACGATTGTGCGTCCTTTGAGGGTTTCTGCAACGGAATGCAATGTTTGTTCTACAGAATTGCCTGAACAGGCTAATGGGCCCCTGTTCATGCGCAACGCGTAATCCAAACCTCTTACAGCCTTTTGTAAGAAGCCTTCATGAATTTCCACGACCTGCGATTTCTTATGGAACTTTATGCTTCCATTGAAATGCTTATCACGCAACTTCCTCGCTTGAAGGGAACTTGGAAGAGCATGGTATATGTCACGATCCTGTACTCGTAAGAAAAGGTCAGCAAGAACTAATCTTCTTAGCACGAGACCGGGGGATACTTCAACAACCTTCTGGTTGTTTCCTAAAACGCCAGTTGAATGACCGCGAATATCTTGAAGTATATCCGTCAAATTTGGGGAAAATTTGAGCCATTCAAATTTTTTAAATGTCCTGGAACTGAATGGGCGCCACCTGATGTCGTTCCGACCATCAGGCTTGCCTTTGACGTTTTG